GAGTTCTGCGCGAGGATCGCCTGGACGGCGTCCCACAGCTTGCGCTCGACGATGGGCGGGTGCTCGCCCGGATACCACTGATCGCGGTGGCGGATCTCGCCCAGGTAGACCCGGTTGTTGAGGATCTTGTAGACGAGGCTCTTGTCGATGGGCTTGCCTTCACGGACCCGCCCATCCTGCGTGGTCCAGGCCTTGGAGGTCACGCCGTCGAGGCGCAGTTCCTTCACGAGCATGGTCGAGGACCCGAGTTCGACGAAGCGCTGGAAGATGTGGCGCACGACCTTGGCCTCGCGCTCGTTGGGCGCCAACCTCCGGTTGTCGACGTCGTAGCCGAGCGGCGGCACGCCGCCCATCCACATGCCCTTGCGCTTGCTGGCGGCGATCTTGTCGCGGATGCGCTCTCCCGTCACCTCGCGTTCGAACTGCGCGAAGGAGAGCAGGATGTTAAGCATCAACCGGCCCATCGAGGTGGTGGTGTTGAACTGCTGGGTGACCGAGACGAAGGAGACCCCGTGGCGATCGAAGACGTCGATCATTCGCGAGAAGTCAGTCAGCGATCGCGTCAGGCGATCGATCTTGTAGACCACCACGATGTCGACCTTGCCGGCCTCGATGTCGGCCAGCAGCCGCTTGAGCGCCGGCCGGTCCATGTTGCCACCGGAGAAGGCGGGATCGTCGTAGTCGTCGGCCACCGGAATCCAGCCCTCCGCGCGCTGGCTGGCGATGTAGGCGTGGCCGGCGTCGCGCTGGGCGTCGATGGAGTTGTACTCCTGGTCGAGCCCCTCGTCGGTGGACTTCCGAGTGTAGACGGCGCAGCGCAGGCGGCGCTTCAGGGCTTCGCTCATCGCCGACCTCCCTGCTTCTTCGGATTCTTCGCCTTGGCCGGTGCCTTCACGCCGAAGAAGAGCGGCCCGGACCAGCGGGTGCCGGTGATCTCGCGGGCGATCATGGACAGGCTCGGGTAGCGCCTGCCCTCGAACTCGTACTGCCCGTCCTGGGCGACCGTCACCCGGTGCTCGACCCCCTGGTACTCACGGGTGAGCACGGTGCCGGGCATCAGCCGGATGTCGCGGTCGAGCTTGCGCGCCTTCCCGGTCTCCAGCAGGGCCTTGATGCGCCGCTTGTTGCGCTCCAGCAGGTTGGGATCGACCTTGCGGAACTCGATCTCTTGCAGCTTGTAGGCGATCCGCCGCTCCATGAACTGGCGATTGGGCGTTGGATTGTCGCTACCGAAGAGTTCTCGCCAAAGCGCCCTCATTTCCTCTATCGAGAGATCCGGGAGCCCGGCGATCCGGGCGACGACGCTCGGCGGGGTGGGTGGGACGGTGCTTGCCTTCATGGAGCCTCCTCCAAAGTGTTGTTGACGGGGTGGCTATGAAGGCGCTGGTGGCCGGAGAAGCCAAGCTCAAACTCGCTCTCTGCGGCCATGTTTGCGGACTGCGCAGCACCTCCGTTGCGCAAGCGCACGAGCCCGTTTGCCAGCAGGGACGCGATCTCGCGCCGGCGCTGCTCCGGCGTCATCCGGTCGGGTGGTAGATGGTTGAATCGATGCATCGGTAGCGGTCCCGTCTGTCCAACTCGCATGAAGCGAAATTGTCAGGACGGACTGCCGCCGACACCATGAGGGAGTTTCGGAGGCGTGCGGACTGATGCGGGCTGTGGCGAAAAGCCGGTTCCTGTCAGCCCGATAAATGACGGGCGAGGATCGTCTTCACCAGCGAATCTCCGGGCTGAGCGCTGGCGATCATTTCCCGGATCTGCTCGTTCACGCGCTGGGCAGGGACGCCTGCGCCTGCCGCCGCCTGCGTGACTGCCGAATAAGCGTCGAGCACATCAGCCCCGGTGATGTCGTAGCCATATCCGAGGGAGATCCAGTGCAACGCGGCCAGGCCGGCGGCGAGCGCGAAGTCAGGCTGCTTCACGGCAAAGTCGCGGGCGGCGCGGGTCAAGGTGCGCGGATCGGTCGGGCTGCGTGTCGCCAGTTGAGCAGCGACGGCGAACAGCCCCGCGTCCTTGGCGGCGGCAAACCATTTGCCCTCGGCGCCGGGCGTGCTGGCAATCAGGTCGCGCAGGATCTCTTCCGGCTGCTTGTTGGGATACTTCTTGGCAATGGCACGAAACGTCGCCAGGTTCGTTGTGCCCTGATTCGCCTCCAAGGCATAGCGCCGGTAGGCCTCGTCGGTCAATCCGGAGGACAACAGGAGGGCCTCGCAGGCTTGCGCAATTTGCCAGCCCGGATCATTGAGACCACGTGATTCCTCGGCGTAGCGGATCGCCTCCGCCTTCTTGCCCATCGCCGACAGTGCCTTCACACCCCAGCGCCGATCGTGCCACCACTTGAATGGGGCCTTGTCGATCAGCGCCAGTAGTTCCTGGTGGCGGCCTGCCGCGTACAAGGATGCCAGGCAGGCGCTGGTGCCCTTGAAAAATCCGTGACCAGACGCCTTCGGGCTCCACACGCTTTCAACGACAGGCATGAACTCGTCGGCCCAGTGCGATGCCAGCTCCGGGGTCACGCACAGCTCGCCCCAGTAGTCGCCCAGCAGTTCGATGTAGGGCATTTCGTCGTCTTGCAGCGCCTGCCACAAACGCTCCAGCCAGCGTTGCCGCAACTGTGGCTCGACATCCGCTTTGACGATGATGGGCACCAGGATGTCGATGGCCTTGTTGACGGCCGAACCCAGGGCGCCCGATGAACTGTCGACCTGTTCCAGGGCCGGCGAGAGCTTTTCGAGCAAGGTGATGGCACCCTCAGCCGCGAGCACAGGCTCCTTGCGGGCGACCTGCTTGATCTCCGCGATGGCTTCCTTGATCCGCTGCACCGGCGTGTCGGATCGCCAGCCGAACGCATGACGGCGGAAACGGGAGGCGAATTGCCACTTGTGGGCGCTCATGATCGATCCGCCATGAGCTACCGCACCGGATACTGGCCGTTGCGGATGAAGCGGTCGTAAGTGTCTTCCTCCGGTTCCTCTTCGTCGTGGCGCGCGCCTTGCCACTCGGCCTCGGGCAGCAATAGCAGTGTCAGCGTGTAGTCGTACTGACCCGCGACACGCGTCATCTCCGTGACCGGCATGCTGGCGGGTTCACGGGCAAACCAGGACTGGGCGCGCCCCGTCCGGATGTCGGCCGTGTCAAAGGCGTTGTAGCTGTGCGCCAGCGCATCGTGCGGCAGCTCGATGGTGTTCTTGCGCGTCGCGAAGTATGCGCCTGACCTGAGGGCCGCCTTGTTCGACTTGGCCCACAGCATGTGGTCGTCGCGGCTGGCGATCAGCACCGCTCGCTTGGGCGCGATCTCGGTCCAGCGCAGAGCTGCCGCAGTCAACGAGACGCCGTAGCGGTCGGCGCAGTGACCCAGCAGATCGAAGTTGACCGGCTGCCCGTCGACCTGGCGCCGAAAGTCGTCCAGCGGCATCAGCAGGGTGGACGCGAAAAGATCCGCCTCGGCCTCGATGTCCCGCTCGTCGTTGTCACCGGTCTCGATGTCGTCGTCGCCGCACTCGAAACGGTCCTGCTGATGGCGATGGAGGATGTAGTGACCGAACTCGTGCGCGATCGTGAAGCGCTTGCGTCCCTCCGATGGAGTGGCGCTGTTGTAGAGGATCAGCCACTTCGACCGCGTCTTGTTGGCCGCCAGGAGGCCGTCGAAGCCGTCCAGATCCTCCCCCCGGATCTTGTCGATCGGCGAGTCGGCGAAACACTGGCGCGAGTACTCCAGGGCGAGCTCATCGACCTTGACGGGAAACCGATCCGCCCCGAGAACCGTGTTGAGCATGGCCGAGATGCGGTTGGCCTCGGCCATGGGCTTCTTGGCCTCTGTCATTCATCTTCCCACGCGTCGAGAATCTTGCGGATCTTCTTCTTGTCCGGCTCGGACATGCTTTTGTACTTACGGAAGAAGGCCTCATCGAGCACTTCTTCGTCCGGCGTGGTCGCCGACTCGGTGAGCAGGAATTCTGTAGTCACCTCGAGTACGGCAGCGATCTTGCCGATCTTCTCAGCCGAGGGCTTCGGTTCGTCCTTGTTCTCCAGCTCCCAGATGTAGCTCTTGCTGGAGTCGGTCAGTTCGGCCAACTGCTCAAGGCTGAGCTTTTTCTGTTTCCGCAATGCGCGGATCTTGTCCCCCAAGGGCGATGGCACCGGACTCTCCTAAACGTTCTGCGTCAGTCCGAAGATGTTACCACCAGACCGAACGTTTTCGTACCTGCTTGACAAACCCCGCACCGCTCCGAGACAATCAGAATCGTTCGGTACGCCGAACGCCATCGGTCTGCACACCCCAACAAGAAGAAGGGGCGGGTCGGGCTGATACCAACCCGATCAACGCCTTGCGAAAGGGGGAGTCGATGAACGATGCAGAGAACCTGTCCAAGCTGCTGGGCCACCTGCCACCGGAGGTGTTCCGCGAGTTCATGGTGCACGAGTTCGGCCTGGCCATGCCGGACCTGGACCCGAAGAAACCGAAGAAGCAGCAGCGCGAACCGATGGAGGCTGTCCTCTCCGCCCTCGGGGTGGGCGAACGGCAACGGATCGAGGAAGTGGCCGAGCGGATCGTCCTGCTGTCGGACGGTCCCGGGCAGGACGTCATCGACGGCTTCAAGGACGACATCTTCGATGATCAGGACCGGGAGGCTTTCGCCGCGATCCCGAACCAGTATCACCGCGCGCTGTGGCTACACCTCAACGAACCCAGGATCTTCGAGGAGGCGCTGAATGCCCGGCAGGCCGACGTCTTCCGGCAAAGCGCCTCCTGCTACTCCGGCTTCATGGCACCGACCAACCTCGCCGTACTCGACGATGCAGCCGCGAAAGAGGCGTTTCACCAGACCGTCGCTCAGCAGCTCGGCTGTTCCAATGACGCCGTCGCGATCCAGATCTTCAAGCGCCTGCGCCCCGACACGCAGACCGGCGAGGACGTGGAGCTGTATCAGATCAGCATCCACCACAACCGCCCTCCCGAGATCATCGACTGCGTGCAGTCCAGCGAACTGGTGCCGCAAGAGGTGATCCGGGCGGTGTCGTCGCACATCACCTATGAGCCGGCCAACGGCCACCTCGAAGTCCTGTCCAAAGACACCGGCGGCCGCGAAGCCCTGGCGCGGATCGTGGCCGACGGCTTGCTGCAGTCGCCGATCACCGGCGAGAAGATCCCGATCAAGCAGTACGACTACCAAAGCCTCGCGGCGCCGCGCGCCTTCGACCTCACAGGCGAGAATGTCGCTTCGGTCAAGGTGGCTGAGCTCGGTTACACGGACTCGAACCACCGTTCGCTGCTGGTGAAGATCTGGGCGAAGGACCCCGACGACATCCACACGGCTGCGAAGTCGCTGATCGGGCCGTCCTTCGACTTCCGCCACCACCGATTGACCTACGCCAGATTGTCCATTCGCCTGAAGAAGGTCGGCCGGGAACGGGCGCGAACGATCTCCGTCATTCTGCGCGACGACAACAAGTGCAACATCAAGACCAAGCGCGAGAAGGACCGGGCGCTGTGCGATCGATTGCTCGCCAAATGGAAGCTGGTCAAGGAGATCGGTGATGTCGTCGAAGCACCTCTCGACGAAGTCGCTGCTTGAGCTGCTCGACCTGTTCGAGCGCTCTCGCCAGCCGCTCGCCGATGTCGATGGCCAAGTCCTGCGCGGTGTTCCCGGCTGGGACCTCTCCCGTATCACGTCGATGCCGCCCAAGGCGCGGGATGCGTGGCTCGAACGCGTCGGTTACGCCGGCTCCTTCCCGGCGCCATGCCGTGACGAACACGTCCCCGTCGAACTGGAGGAGGACGACGATCCCTCCCGGTACCGGTATCGCTGCCCGGAAACCTTCCGGCTGAAATTCCTCGAAACCGCGGAAGCGGCAGTCTATGCCGTTCGCCCCACCGCGTTTCTCGGCGTGGTCGCCGACCTGCTCGACATTCCGAAGGCGCTGCGCAAAGGGATCGATTCGCCCTCAATTGATGGAGTGCTCTGGAATCTCGGCAAAGCCCGGGTCGGCCCGGCACACACTGACGTCTGGTTCGCGCGCGGCCTCGCGCAATCGGTTGAAGACGTGTTCCGGCACTTCCATTCGCCGACCATCCCCGACCAGGGCCTGATCCTGACGTCGGGTCAGCCGTTGCCCGAGTTCGTGCGTCCCCCCAGGAACTACCGATTCGCGGCGGTGCGCCAGGTACTCGTCGACTACGTGACGACACCCACCGTGGACATGGACCTGCTCCACCGCACCTTGGCGACGCCCGCGGACGGCACGCTTCGACCAGTGCTGCCCGTACATTTCGACGAATACACCCACACGCTCACTATTCGCAGCAAGAGCAACAGGCCCTGGGTAATCAAGGGCGAGCGCCAAGCGGCGGCCGTCCGCTACATGTACGAGCAAGCCGTGAACGACCGTTGGCTGTTGTCGGCCGGCGAGATCCTGGCGGCCGCCTACTCCGACAAGAAAGCCGCCCGCAGCCAACGCATGCAGAACCTCTTTAGCGGCAACATCCACTGGGAGGACTACATCGACAACCCGGAGAAGGGCAAATACCGGTTCCGGCTCGACTGACCTGCACTGCCCATCCTTCATTGATCCACACGACCGCCTTCGGGCGGTTTTTCGCTTTCTGGGCCCCGCATTTCCCCACTTCAGCCACGCCCGTACATCCGCCCGTACATGGCGGTGGCGGACGCCCGCACATCCCGGCTCCGAGACTGACCTCACGTTTCCGCAACAACCCGTAAGGAGCGAATCGTGAGTATCAAACACCTCAACCAACGCCAACTGGCCGACCGTTGGGGCGTCAGCGAAGCCACCCTGGAACGCTGGCGCTCCGAAGGAATCGGGCCGGTCTTTCTCAAGCTCCAAGGGCGCGTGCTCTACCGTGTCGAGGACGTCGAGTCCTACGAAGCGGAATGCCTGCGCAAGAGCACCTCCGAGCGCGCCAGCGCGGGAGGTGTCGCATGAGCCGCCTCACCCCCGACCAGGTTCTCGCCACGCCGGCCGGCGAGCTCGCCGCGCTGCAAAGCGATGCGCTGTTCCAGCTCAAGAACGATGCCGCCGATCTGCTCTCGGCCGCCAAGGCCATCGTCGAGCACCTCGAACGCGCGCTGGATATGAAGTACGCCGACCGCGCCCATGCCCTGCGCATGGCCGCCGGTAAGGACACCGGCGTCGTGCATTTCGACGACGGCCGCGTGCGCGTCACCGCCGACCTCCCCAAGCGGGTCGAGTGGGATCAGAAGCGGCTCGCCGAGATCGTGCGCCGCATCGCCGAGGGCGGAGATGACCCCGCCGAGTACGTCGAGATCGGCTATCGCGTCTCCGAGACCAAGTTCAACGCCTGGCCCGAGTCGCTGAAGAGCGCCTTCGCCCCCGCCCGCACCCTCAAGACCGGCAAGCCCGGATTCCGTCTCGCCCTGCTGGAGGAGTGACCTTCATGTTCAAGAACCGCACTTTGCTCGACAAGCTGAAAAAGCAGCACCCCTATCTGCTGGAGTCCCTGCCGGAACGGATCGGGATGAATGGCGCCGACGTGGCCATCGAAGATGCCACCCTGGATCAGATCGCCTTTGTCGTCATCGCCCTGGAAAACGAGGTCCGGCCCATCAGCCGCCGCATGAACGCTCTGCGGGAGCTCTACGACCTCGCCCGCAAACACGGCGCACTCGGCGCGCACCGGATCGGAGACGCCTTCGCCGACAAAGGAGGCCGCTCATGACCCTTCCCATCATCTCCGCCGACCAGCGCCTGGCCGAGAAGCGCGGCGTCAAGGGCGTGCTGGTCGGCAAGAGCGGCATCGGCAAGACCTCGCAGCTCTGGACCCTGGCGCCCGAGTCCACCCTGTTCTTCGACCTCGAAGCGGGCGATCTCGCCGTCGAAGGTTGGGCAGGCGACACGATCCGGCCGCGCACCTGGCAGGAATGCCGCGACTTCGCGGTGTACATCGGCGGGCCGAACCCGGCGCTGCGCGACGACCAGCCGTTCAGCCAGGCCCACTTCGACGCCGTCTGCGCCCGCTTCGGCGACCCCAGCGTGCTCGACAAGTACGAGACCGTGTTCGTCGACTCGATCACCGTCGCCGGGCGTCTGTGTCTGCAGTGGTGCAAGGGCCAACCGCAGGCCTACTCCGAGAAGACCGGCAAGCCCGACCTTCGCGGGGCCTACGGCCTGATGGGCCAGGAGATGATCGCCTGGCTCACCCACCTGCAGCACACGCGCGGCAAGAACGTGTGGTTCGTCGGCATCCTCGACGAGCGACTCGACGACTTCAATCGCCGCGTCTTCCAACTGCAGATCGACGGTTCCAAGACCGGGCTCGAGCTGCCGGGCATCGTCGACGAGGTGGTGACGCTGGCCGAGCTCAAGGCCGACGACGGCACCGCCTACCGCGCCTTCGTCTGCCACACGCTCAACCCCTGGGGCTACCCAGCCAAGGATCGCTCCGGCCGCCTCGACCAGATCGAGGAGCCGCACCTCGGCCGCCTGATGGCCAAGATCGCCGGCCCGGCCCGCCCTGCACTCGAACGCCTCGACTTCGCGCGCCCCGCGCCTTCCGACAAATCGGCAGGACAGCCGATTTGCACGTCGCGTAGCGACGCCCACCGGGCCAAGGCCATGGATGGCCTTGGTGAACCCGTACAGCAATAAGGAGCCACGACCATGAGTTATTTCGATTTCAACGATGCCAACGAGCAGTCTTCGTTCGACCTGATCCCCAAGGGCACGCTGGTGCGCGTGCGCATGACCATCCGCCCCGGCGGCTTCGACGATGCGAGCCGGGGCTGGACCGGCGGCTACGCCACCCGCAACGACAACACCGGTTCGGTGTACCTCAACTGCGAGTTCGTCGTGATGGAGGGCGAGTACGCCCGCCGCAAGATGTGGTCGCTGATCGGCCTCCATAGCCCCAAGGGCCCCGAGTGGGCCAATATGGGCCGCGCCTTCGTCAAGGCGATCCTGAACTCCGCGCGCGGCGTCCATCCGGGCGACGCCAGTCCCCAGGCCCAGAACGCCCGGCGCATTGCCGGCTTCGCCGACCTCGACGGCATCGAGTTCCTCGGCAAAGTCGACTGGGAGAAGGATCAGCACGGTCAGGACAAGGCAGTCATCAAGCAGGCGATCCAGCCCGATCACAAGGACTACGCCGCATTGATGGGGGCAGCGCGTGCACCGGTGCCGTCGACCACCACCCCGAACGCCTATGCCCAGGCTACGGGTCGCGCTCCGGTCACGGGCCGCCCGAGCTGGGCGCAGTAAGGGGGGCTGCGGGCATGATGCTTCGTCCCCGTCAGGCCCTGCTGGTGGAGCGCTCGCTCGCCGCGCTCTACCTGCACGGCAACACCCTGGCCATCGGCCCGACCGGCTCCGGCAAGACCATCATGCTGTCGGCGGTCG